TTGGGGTCCGAGACCGGAACCACCTCGACCATGTCGTAGTCGGAGCGCTTCGCCTTGTGGTCGCCCGTATCAGGCTCGTATGCGTACGTATCAGGGGTATAATCCCGGATGATATCGCGCAGCAGGCGAAATTCCTGCTTCATGGAATAGTGGATGCGGGCCTGAACCGCGCTCATCACCTTCATGGTGCGTTCGAGGATGGCGAGCGTGGTCCCGACCGGGCTCTCGGCGCTCATGTCGCTGACCTTCAGGTCGGCGGCGCTGGCGAACCTGCGGCCTTCATCGACGATGGTCTGGAGAAGCGCTGCAAGGACTTGGCTCGGCTCCTTGTAGGGCAGCGGCATGATGTTATCCCGCATCGCCCCGGAGGCGATATCCACGTCCCGCCACTCACCGGGCCCGATGGGCGTGTCATCGCCCTTGACCCGCATGCCCTTGGTCTTGAACCCACCGGGCAAGTTGGAGAGCGTGCCCGCGTCCACCAGTTGGCGGATTATGCTCGTACCTGACTTGGCGAAGGCCCCGATCAGATGGATAAGTCCGAAGGCGTAGAAGCCGAAGCCGGGGATGTACTGGTAGTGGACGAAGTGGTTGCGCTTGAGTTTGTTATCGTCGTCGGGCTTCCAGTTCCTGCGGACGGCAAGAACGGTGGCCGTCCCCTTCTCAATGGTGACGACGTAGGGGCGAGCTATGCCTTCTTCGCTGTCTACGAACGTATCCTCGTTGATAACAAGGTCAACGTGCATTTCGAGGAGCTTGTACCGGTCGTCGGAGACGGCGCTGAAGCCCATCTTCTCCGCGATCTTCTTCTCGACCTCATCGAACGCCTTGGTGGGTTCGCCAAGCTCACACTCGCGGTAGAAACCCGCCGCCTGAAGCTTTTTCACCTCGTTCGGTGTTTTCCGCATGACATGGGTCACGCGCTCTGAGGTCTGTAACGAGCTAGCACCGTAGGGGACGACTATGTCCTCTGCGGGCACGAACATAGCCGTTTGACGACGCAGGTTAGGGTCGTAATAGACCTTCTTGAACGCGTTGCCCGCAAGTCCCAGCCCCCACAGCAACCGCTCGTGCTCGGGGCGGTACTCGACCATCTTCTCGGTCAACTGGTAGTTCATGTCCTCGGTGACACGCTTGCCAGCTTCGATCTTGTCCTTGGTCTCCTTACCGATGAGTTCGATCTTGACCGGACCCTTGGCCGGGAAGGTCTCCATCATGGTCTCGGCTTGAAACTTCACGAGCGCTTCGCTCAGGAGGGGGTGATACACCCCGCACGCTCCCTCCCACGGTTCCGTGCGCTCCTCGATCTTCATGCCGAGAAGTTCCAGCCCATCTACGTACGTATTGACCCATTCTTTCCTGCTGTTGATGTCGTCATCGAAGTCGCTGACGAGGTCTGAGGCCATCCCCACGAGCACGTCCTCGGGGATCAAGCTTTCCGCGAGGTTCTCGTTGAACTCATCTTCCTCTAGGTCTTCGACCTGATCCTCGGTGAGCGCCTCTTCGGAGGTGTCCTCGTCTTCGACCTCGTCCTCGTCGTCGCGCACCAGTACGACGATATTGGAGTTGTCATCCTCGGGCCTGAGTTTGTTGTCAGGGTTTTTACCTAGGGCCTGCAGCCCCTTCGGGCGTCCCAACGGCGCGGGGTTCAGAGCCTTGTCGATGTTCGCGGCCATCTAGGTGGGCTCCTCATGACGCTGCAGGATGTAGTCGCAGACGCGGTCGAGGCGGGACCTGAACCACTCTTCCTGCTCGTCGTTATGGACCCCTTCACACCACATGCGCATGGACCCATCACGGCGGATCATGAAGACGGCTACGGGGTCTTCCGTCTTAACCCCCTTGGAGAAACCCGCGAGGATCAGGTCCACCGGCTTGGTGTCGATGATGACGTTCGCGTTCGTCAGCGGGGGTATCTCTTCAAGGTTCAGGGGCAGATCAGGAAGATGCGTACGCCATGCGGTGGCGGCGTCGCTCGGCGCATCGACCGATCTGTGCCCGCACCGCACGCAGACGGTGATCCCGCTCTCCAGAAGCTGGAAGCACTGGCAGGCACACAGGATGCAGGTCCAGACGTACTCGGGTTGCCCCTCCGTGGAGGTCACCGGCTGGGTCGCTGCGTTCGAGGTCTCCAAGAGGCATAGGGGCTCCTCCGCAAACCGGATCGGCGTGCCGTCAACGGCATGGGTCACCGAAACTTGATCCTCGGACGTGTCCGGTTTCGTCGTGCTGGTACGACCGATCTGGATCACGTCACCCATTACCTAGGTATCCCTAGTAGTAACCCCGATGTCGCCGCCCTTGGTAGGGTTCTTCCTCGGGCTCGTCCAGCGCCGTGCCGATGAACCCGCCCTGCCTGAACCTGAGCAATGCCATTACGGTGCTGTCCACATAGTCGTCATGGACCCCAGCCGGGAAGTCGATGACTTCCTGTATCACCTCCTCGGCCCAGTGCGTAGCCGGTGCCCAGACCCGCTTGCTGGCGAATATGTCCGCAACGCCATTCAGGCGGGCGATCTTGTCGCCCGTCGCCCGCGTCGGCGTGAACTCCTGCACCGGTACGCCCATCGAGCGAAGCTCGTATATGAGGGGAGCCCCGCTGGCCTTCTTCTCGATGATTATCCCGTCAGGTTCCCAGTGCTTGTAGTCTCGTAATACCCGTTGTTTAAGGGCTGGAAACTCAAGGCGGTCCCGGAAGGCATTAAGCAGGATGATATTAGCCGCAGGCCGACCAGTCTGGGTATCATCGCGGTAAAATACGCCCCAGCAGGTGCAGGCGGAATAGTCCGCACGCTCGTGTTTCTCAAAGGCGGTGTCCCAAGATTGAAGTATGAAATCACACCGGGGAGGTCGGTCTTTCTCCCACGTCTGCCACCACCCGCGCTTGATTATGGCGCTCTCTTCGGCGACCGGGTTTTGTTGATATTGGCTGGACCACTTGGAATGGGGAAGCTCGCGCTTGAGCGCCTCTAGCTCCGTAAGGGGCCAGAACTCGGGCCAGAGCGGGTTCCCAGACGGCAGGATCGCGGGGAACTCGATCACCTCCCACTCGTCGGTGGTCGCGAGCGTTTCAATCTCCTCGCCGTCTTCGGTGAGCGAGGGGAGAAGCCCGCGCTGCGCAGATGCCCTGAGAACCTGCCCGACGAGGTCCCGCTTCGACCACCGGGTCATGATGATCACGATGGCCGCACCGGGCTGCAGGCGCTGTCTCGGGCCGGACGTGTACCACTCGTAGACGCCGTCGTAGATCGCCGGGTCGGTCTCGGCCAGCTTGGCTTGCTGCTCGGAGTGGGGGTCGTCGATGATGAACAGGTCCGCGCCCTTACCGGTGACGGTCCCCCCGACACCGATGGCGAAATACTCGCCGCCCTTGGAAGTGGACCATCTGCCAGCCGCCTTGCTGTCGGCCTGAAGCTCGGTCTGATCGAAGATGTCCTGATAAGTATCGGTGTCTACGAGGTTACGTACTTTACGGCCGAAGCCCACGGCAAGCTCGGCGGTGTTCGAGGACTGGATTACTTTCTTATGTGGGTACTTGCCGAGGAACCACGCCGGAAGCAGGTAGCTCCCGAACTCGCTCTTGGTATGCCGGGGCGGCATGCAGATGATCAGGCGCTTGAGCTTGCCAGCGGCAACCCGCTCGAACGCGTCGGCCATCTTCAGGTGATGGCGTCCCTCGATAAAGGTCGGCCACATCGCCCTGACGAACGGCATGAAATGGGCCGACGCCTGCTCCTTCGTACGCAGGCGGGCGAGGTGATCCAGTTCCGCCAGAAGCTGCGCTTGCTCCTCAGGGCTAAGCTTGTGAAGTATCCTCGGGATATCCGAGAGGGAGACCGATGCGAGGGGGGAAGAGGCGGGGATATTCACCGTGGTCAGGCTTCATCGAAGTCGTCGCCGAACTCGGCAGCTTCGTGGAAACTCTCGTCGGTGTCCTCTCCCTCTTCGTCGGGTGGTAGCGCCCGTGTGGGCCCGTCCCAGCCGGGATGGGTCTCCACCGGCAGGGCGTCGAGGGCCCGGAGGGTCTTCTCCCCCCACACGTCCTGATCCAGCCCTGCGATTACAGGTGTAACGTCATATACGTCGGCATGGAGAAGGCGCTGCAGCCGGTCCTTGATCTCGCTTTCGAGATCATCACCGGACTTGTGCTTGACGGTGATTTCCGAGCGCTCGGTGAAGAGGGAGATATCGCTGTGCTTGCCGAGGAGTTCTAGGGCGCGGAGTTCATACTTCCGGTCTCCGCAGTTGGCGATCTCCATGAGCTTGGTGGTGATCGCGGTGCGGACTGCGTTTACGTCCACCGCCACGTTATGGGCGTACGTGCGTAGGAAGGCTGCAGCCGCCACGGCAACCCCCCGGTTCTCTAGGGACCGGGGGTCTTTCTCCTTGAGGAAGGCGTTGAAGAGTTCGGTGGTGGCCTTTCCGTCTGCGGCGGTGACCTCGACGGGGGCCCCGAGCGCAGCTTGGAGATCAGCCGTGTTACCAGCGACTGCCATCTGCTCAATAAGCGTCGGAACCACATCGTCGTCGTCCTCATAGGGCAGCGGGTGGGATGTCTTGGGGGTGATATTGATCGTCAAGTGGCATACCCTAATAGGGATACTTGATTTCGAAATTTTCTGAAAAATTTCTAGCAGGATTTCCGTGGAAAGACAGCCGGGGGGTGTTTTCCTGCGTAGATATGTCCCTACATGGGTAATCCGATACATATTCATCGTTTGAGCGGTTTAGTAATATGTACCGGGCGGGAACTTTTTCTCCCAGAGGGGGGGATGGCCCCACCGTGGGGTCGGCGCTAATCCACTGATATACCTCAGCTTTCTGCCTAAACCGTTTAGGCGAACACAGATAACGCTGGACATACGATGATAAGGGGACTAGGTATGAGGGACCGAGAGGGAACAACCTCTCTCGGCCCACAGCCTATCCCTTCGGGGAAGGCGCATCACAGGAACTAAGACCATGGCGAAAGCCACCCGCACTACCGTGAATGGCAAGGCCATCACGTCGAAAAAAGCGGCCCCGGCCGTTGTCGAAGACAAGATGTACGAGGTTCGCTCCGCATCCATCGTCGCTGGCGTCACGGCTGGCATGGCGAACGAAGCCTACGTCACGGCGATGAACCGTAGGTTCGGCAGACAATGGATCGAGTTCGACGCCATGAAGGCGAGCGAGATCGGCGACAACCTCGCGCCGACCATCATCGCCTACAAGGCTGAGAAGGCAGCCTTCTACGAAGGGCTCCGCTCCAAGCACAAGGCGATGGGCAAGAAGGGCGACGCGAACCCCTCGGTCAACTGGGCGAACTTCAAGAAGATCGTCCGTGACATGGGCAAGGTGAAGGGCCCCGGATCGGGCAAGAAGCTCCCCGCCATGGAAGCTGCGAAGCGCAGCCTTCCCGCACTCTATCGCAAGTTCAACGACGCGCTGGAATACGACACCAACGATAAGGCGCAAGGGATCGCCCACCACATCGGCAACGCGCTTCGCCTCATCCTCACGGATGACGAATGGACCACCCTCAACCAAGACATCGGCTGAGACCAAGCGCCCCGCGAAAGCGGGGCGCTCCCTTCCCCACCTAAGGAGATACCCACAATGCCTTTGATCCTCACGCCCGCGTGGTTGCACGAAACGAGAGACTTCTCGTATGAATACTGCGCCAATGACGAAGTCATCGTTGTTG